CTCTGCTAAATTTATAATTCCCTTTATAGGCTTTGCTGCTACATCCATACCTTTCGATATTTGTCCTAGAATAGCCTGAGATTTAGCAATCTTTTCATCAAAGTGTTTATCATTAGTTTTATACTGAGTAGTATCTCTGATAGGTTTCTTGTATGCAGGCTTGGTAGACTTGACGATTCGCTTGACGTAAGGCTTACGCTTGGGCTTGGCTGCTGACTTTGGCTTATAAGTCTTTTTAGTTCGCTTGACATTGGTCCATGGACCATTCCCAATTCTGGTAGAGGTCGCATACGGCATTTACTCTTCTTAAAGATAAAAATATCTTGTTATATAAATGTCCGAAAAGTGTGCCAAGGTGTGCCAAGGTGTGCCAAGTGTGCCAACGGAGGATGGTAATAGTGTTTCATCCTCCTCTCCTTCTATTAAGACTGGAAATGCTCTATATAAATATGATTTTGTTTTAAATAACTATACTGAAGAAGAAGTGTGCCAAGTGTGCCAGACTATTCGTAGTATATGCAAGAAAGGTATTTTTGGTAAAGAAATCGGGGAAAATAATACCCCTCATCTTCAAGGTTATATCTCTCTTAAAAAAAAAGAAAGAATCACTGGACTTGCTAAACTACCTGGCTTTGGTCGTGCTCACTTTGGTGCTTGTCGTAATGAAAAAAATTTAATTGATTATTGTCAAAAAGATGGTGATATATGGTCATTCGGTTTTCCTAAACCTATTAAAATTCTTACTGATTTATATGATTGGCAAAAAAAGATTGAAGATATTTTTATGTCTGAACCTGATGATCGCACTGTACATTGGTTTTGGGAAAATACTGGTAACATCGGAAAGAGTGCTTTCACTAAATATATGGTTGTTAAACATAAAGCATTATTCTGTGCGGGCGGTAAATATTGTGATATCATGAATCTTGTTTTTAATCAAGACATGGATGAATGTCGTGGGATTATATTTGATATACCTAGATCTCATAAAGGGCATATTTCTTATGCATCGCTTGAGTCTATCAAAAATGGTATGGTTTGTAACACTAAGTATGAAACTGGTGTTAAAATATTTAATGCTCCCCATGTTATTGTTTTTGCTAACTTTATACCTGATTCTATTGATGAATTGAGTGCTGATAGATGGAAAATTGTTAATTTATAAAATTCTGTAGGGTCTTTAAACTAAAGTTTTGTTCTCATGCTCGCCCTCTTCGAGGGCGGGAGTGCGATCATAATAAAATACTCTAAACTAAACACAAGTTTCATCTCGGCTGAAGCCTCGTTACCTGGAATTGTTTAAGATTGTGGAATAACATGCTTAGATCTCCAGTAGAGATTGTATGATGGAGTATTGATTCCTAGAACTGCACCTGTATCATTCCCTGATACTGTATTATTTTGATCATTAGTGGAATTAGCTCTGACGACTACATAAATTCTATCTTTAATACGAGTCTGATTTGTAGTTGCACCTATAGTTGCTGTAGTTGTTCCAATAGTACTAGGATTATCTGTGGACATATCTGGTTGTGCCATATTTTCATTGTACTTTAGTACTTTATTGATCCTCTTAAAAATGTTAACCCGTTTAAATGTAAGAGAATCTGCATCATCTAACTTCTCCTTAAGTTTATAAGTTTTTTCCCACAAAATAGTGAATCTTCCCTTAAGGTCATTCTTAATACGGTGATCTTCTGGAACTATAGTATTTGTATAATAAGGTCGGGCAAGATTCTTCCAAAATGCTTGCTGAGATGGAGATGTATACTGACCTGATTCAATTGATAATGTTTCATCGTTTACTTTAAGGATCATAACATTGTATTCAGTAGAATAAAGATCACGTTGATATAGGTCTAGACGCAATTGATAATATTCCATCATTGTTCTATTATATGCTGTATTGGTAGCCATTGAAGATCCATCTTCTGCTGAAACTCGTGATATAGATGCTTGTGTAGTATTAGTAAATCCAAGTTGTGATACAAATAAATTATTACTGATTCTATCAATATAAACCTGTCCACCTAGAGTCGATCCAGTTGCTAAAGATGGTACATTTGATGTAAGCTGTGTCATATCATATAAATGCATAGGAAGTGCAGTATGATTTCCTGCAGTAAAAGCTGTATTATATTGAAGTGGGATTAATCCTGCTGATACTCCTAGAGCCGGAATTGCAGATGCCTCAAATTCTCGTGCTAACTTAACTTCGTAGTGAACCTTATCAAATAGTGTAGATAGGAGCTTATTATGGTGAATAGATACTGATGCCATAGCGGCAGTTGCTGCTGCAACAGGTTGCTTCTTCTTAAATGTCTTTTTAGGTGCGACCTTTCGGACGACCTTCTTGGAGCGACGCTTCATTGGTGGCATTTATTTAAGTTAAGATTTTATTTTAATCCATAGGCTCTGCGAGTTCTTCAACTAGCCGATATCCTGGTTGAGGCTTCTTCTTAAAGAAGCTAAATAGTCTTCCTGCATATAGCTCTGCTAAATTTATAATTCCCTTTATAGGCTTTGCTGCTACATCCATACCTTTC